GGCTAAAGAAGAAAGAAAAAGTCGAAGTTGAAGAAGAAGAGGAGGAAGACTAAATGGCTAAAATTATGCCACAGATTACGTCGACTGCAACATCTACATCTGATGTGCCGACACAGAAATTTGCCGGTGTTGAGTCCGCAGATGCTGGGAAGCTTGTTGTCGTAACCTCTGACCCCACTACTGGTGACACATTTGACTACACCGCCGCCTCTGCTATTACAGCCGATGGTTGGGATGCTTCTTCTGCCCCAACTATAGCAACTGAAGCTGCATACACAAAGGTTGAGATTGGCGGTGAACTAGAGGCAACTAGGGCTGGAGATGCCGCAATCACTGTGCGCTCCGGTGGCGCCACATCGAATGCTAAGGTATCTTTAGGCACTAATGCGAACAAAGCGACTGTTGCTGTTCCAGGGGCTGCTGATACGTACTTTACTGATACTGCGCAAGGAGACTTGGTTCTCAGAGCAGATGATAACAACAACAAGATCCACCTTGGGGCTGGTACCTCAGGTAAAGCTGGAATGGTTGTTACTGAAGTTGCTAACGTAGGTAAGATTGGTGTTGGCACGGCATCCCCCGGGGTCCAACTAGAAGTACAAGACACTACAGCCACTAGTGCCACTCAAGGTGGAAATTTGCGGCTTAGCGCCAATGATGGCGCTGTAATGGCTGCTAGTCACAGACTAGGTGTAGTTGAGTTTGGTGGTGCTGAGGATGCTGGAGGTAGTATTACGGTTGGTGCAAGAATCGAATCAGTTGCTGACGCTACTTGGTCAGCAAGTGAGAATGGCGCCAACATGGACTTCTATACTACCGATGGGGACGCTGCGCAGACAAAACAGATGTCCATTCTGAATGGTACTGCCGGTAATGTTACCCTAGGTGGTGATCGTGATCTGATGTATGGTGCGCTCACTACATCAAAAAAATTAACCGTATATGGTACTGCTGAGCGTTCAGTTTTAGAGCTAGGTAGCTCTAAGTCTGGTAATGGTGAACCCATGGGAGCAGTACACTTTATTAATAATGATAATGCTGATGCTACAAATTTCGATGCTGATTCTAAAGTAATTGGATTGATGCAAATGGAAACTGTCACTACCGATAGTAATGCTGGTGATGATTCTGGGGGCAAATTTACTTTATCCACCAAACCTGAGGCAGGTACAATTGCTGCCCGGTTAACAGTACTTAGCGCAGGTGATGTAGGCATTGGTGTCGCAGATCCGGATACTAAGCTTGAAATACTCGATGCTGCTTCAACACAGTTGAAGCTTTCTTTTGATGGTACTGATAACTGCACCCTAGGTGTTGATACTAATGGGATGCTAACAGTCACACCTTCTGGTGGAATGATTACAAATACTGCTGCTAATGGTGTCGTCAATAGCGCTGCGCTCATGAGCAAGGGTCCGCATACACACCCAGACAGGTTCGTCAAGAATACAGCCGCACCCACCCATGGGTCAGGTGTAACTAATAACTGGACTTATGTTGATGCTAACAATTACAGCAACGCACAGTTGACAGCACCTTCTACTTCTGCAAACGCAATTAGGCTTTTCAAGTGGCAACCTGGCGCTGCATATACAGATGCCAAGAGTTATGCGTTCGTTCTGCCCACCTTGGATGCAACTTGGTCAAGCTCATCCAACTATCTAAAATATAGGGTTATCGTTCAACAGGGTACTGCAATGGGTTCTCTCTCTACCGGTGTAGCGCTACAATTGGGAGCCGCAGGTGGATCTGATACCATCAATGGTAGTACCAGCAATTATACTTTTGATACAATTGGTTCCACCGGTGCTTCAGCAAAAGACTGGACAGTTGATGTGGTTGGCTACTTTGATGGAAGCAAGACTATCTGGGAAGTCGTCCAACAAGCACAGTGGGGCTAAAAGAGTGTGCCTAGGCAATCTAAGAAAGCTTTAGAAGAAGTCAAGAAGTGTCAAGGAGACTTTACCTACTTCTGCAAGTATCTTAAGATTCTAGATAAGAGTGGCAATATTGTTCCCTTCAAGCCAAACTATGCACAAAAAGAATTCTATCAAACTTTAGAAAAAAATCCGTGGATATATACTTTGAAGGCAAGGCAGTTGGGTATGACAACTGCAATTGCTGCTCACCTCTTTTGGAAAGTACTTTTTACGCCCAACTTTAAGTGTGCTGTTCTGGCACATACTCAACAGGCATCAAAGAATATCTTTGAGATCTACCATAGATTTCATCAATACCTACCTAAGTTTCTTAAGTTCAAGTGTGATACTTCTAACGTTAATGAGTTGAAGTTCTTTCATGGTGGTGGCTTGAAAGTATCTTCAGCTACATCTTCTCACTTTAGAGGTTCAACGTTTAATGCAATCCATGCATCAGAGCTTTGCTTCTATAATAATTTAAAAGAAACAATCGCATCAATCTTCCAGACTGTTGCTGATAATTCAGAGATCATTATTGAAACTACAGCCAATGGACTTAATGAAGGCTATAGGCTATGGATGGAAGATAATGGTTTTGGTAAACTGTTTATTCCATGGTATACGGATAAGACCTATACCTCCTCTCCCTTACCTAACAAAGGGTTAAATGACTTTGAACGTAAGTACAAAGCCAAATATAAGCTCACTAATAAACAGATGGGGTGGGTTAGGAAGACTATCGACATTAGGTGTGGTTCTGATATCAACATCTTTCATCAAGAGTATCCTGCTTCTGCTAACCTAGCCTTTATTACAACTGGTACCAAGTTCTTTAATTGTTCTTTCCCTGAGGCTCTTAAGCTAGAACAAACGGGTCTAATAGAGTACTCTCCTCCTGTACAGTATCGTTCATACGCCATGGGAGTTGACTCTGCAAGTGGTTCACCAACTGGTGACTATTCTGCTGCAGTTGTTGTTGACATCACTGATAGACGAAAGATGTTTGTAGCTGCCACTTATTACAAGAAAGAACCCCTTTCAGAGTTTGCCTCAGCATGTCTATTGTTAGGTAAGAGGTATAATGCCCTAGCCTGTATAGAATCTAATAATATTGGTATGTCAGTCATAGACAGATTCCAAATGGATAACTATCAGCACCTTTATAGGAGAACACAATATGATAAGATCGGTAACCAATGGGTAGAGAAGTTAGGATTTAATACATCACCACAGACAAGACCAATGATGTTAGCTAGATTACAAGAACATATTAATAAGAAGTGGTTAAGTCCTGTGTGTCAAAGAATCAAATATGAAATTAATTCTTTTGTATATAACCAGAATGGCAAACCTGAAGCAGCCTCTGGTCAACATGACGACCTTGTATTTGCTACTGCCTTAGCTTTGATGAGTATTGATCAGGCAGACTCTTATACTATGGAGGTTGAACAAAAGAATAGACCACATGGTATTGCTGGTGTTTTGGAATGGGAAGCTAATACAGGAAAACTATATAAAAATAATCAAGGATTCTTTGATGACGAACCTTTGTTTAAGAATCCAATGTCAACAGAACAACGTTTAGAAGATAAAAAATTAGGAATCGTATGAGTGAAAAAGTAGACTGGAAAGCACTCAATGAAAAGGTTGCTAATATGAAACCTAGAAGGAAGGGTTCCTCTCAGCTTACCTTTAGAGAGATTGAAGAAATTAAAGAGAAAGTATGGTGGGAAGAGTACGATGTCCCGGGCGGTATAGTTAGATTGGCTAAAGAGTATAACTGTGCTAAGGGACTAGTCTCAAGATACAAGACATTGACCGCCCAAGGAAAGGGATGGTGAGGTTAATCGTAACATTTGAAAATTTTGTATATTTATTATGAAAAGTGTGGGGCATAACCCGTCGTGACAGGCACGTAAAACTGGAGGTAACAAATGCCACTTTTGGACAACACAGCGTTAGATAGCTTAGGGGAAGCACTAGACCAAGACTTCGAACCCAAAGCTGAGGATTCCTCGCTAGAATCCAAACAAGAGGAACAGGTAACACCTGAGCCTCAGACAGAAGAAGCTCCCAAGGAGGAGTCAACAGAAGTAGATGAATCTGGACATCCGATTCCATATGGCAGATTCAAGAGTGTAGTTGAGACTAGGAATACACTGCGGAGTGAGAACGATACTCTCAAAGCTCAATTACAAGAAATGGAGAGTCGATTTAAGAATCTTAAGGCTCCTGTTGCTGGGTCGGTTGAACCACCCCCTACGGAAAAGACAGATTGGTTAGATGATTATCTTGCAAAAGATACTGTTCGATCTGGAGTTCCCGAAGGTTATCGTGATGAGACTACTCAATACCAGCAATTAGATTCTAGGATTCAACAGTTTGAGATTAGAGAAGCTCAGAGTGAACTTCAACTTGAACTGCAAACAGCTAAGGCTAAATACCCGGCTGTTAATGATGACATTCTTCTTCATGCAGTTATTCAGGATCCCACTGTGGATGTAATGGATGTTGCAGAAAAATATAATACTTATGTTGCCTCAATCGAGGAAAGAGCTATTGCTCGCCATCTAGAGGAGAATAAGCCTAAGGCTGCTCCTAGATTAAATGGTGTTTCTTCTGGGCACACCCCAGGCAGTAATACTGCCAAAGGTAAGCCAAGAACTATGGCAGAAGCCCGTGCTGCTGCTTTAGAATTTTGGAAAAATAGCTAACAAGGAGGATTTATAATGGCTACTTTAACAACGCTTGATGCTGTCCTAAAGGAATTTTATCTCGGACCAATACAGGATCAATTAAATAACGAGGTACTTGCGCTTGAACTCATGGAGAAGGCAAGTGTAGATTGGAGTGGAAAGAGGGTTATCATCCCTGTGCACACTTCACGGAACTCTGGTGTAGGCTACAGAGGAGAAGGTGGGACACTACCCACTGCTGGAAGTCAAGGCTTTTCGCAACTCACTGTTAATGCCGAGTTCCTATATGGTCGGTTCCAAGTTTCTGGACCCGCCATCGCTGCTGCCAAGACTGGTGGCAAAAACTCATTCATCAGTTATGTTGATGCTGAGATGACTAAGCTCGTTTCTGATATTCGCAATGAGGCTAACCAACGTACATTCGCTGGTGGTCGTGTTGTCGGTTATCTCAATGAGAAGAAATCTAAGCTAGCTAACGTTACATGGGAGTTTACCGGTGATAGTGCTCGGCTAGCCCGAATGCATGATGCATGTCGAGGGGCTGCAGGAGGTCCATTTGAACTTGCTGTGACGCTAGTTCGTTGTGATACTCTAGAGACGATCTCTCAAGAGAGGATTCGGGACGTTGCTGCCTCTACTGCTATTGATCAGGCTGCTGGTAC